CCGCCTCCTTCTCCTGACGTTCCAGAACCTCCTGCTTCTGGAATAACAGAAGAACCGCGAGCACCACGCGAGTAACGCGCCATGCTTTCACGCATTTTGCTTTCGGGGATAACGTACTCGCCTTCACCGCCTTCACCAATAAGTGCAGGAGTGGGGCTGGAAACAAAGCCACCCTGCGCCATTGGCATTGGGAATACAGAAGGGTTAACAGAGTTAAGAGCCGTTCTGATCCCAAACTGCAAGAACATCTTGCCGACATCCTTGAGAAGGCTGGAAACGATTGATTGCAGGCTCTTCGTACCATCAATGGCGGCCATGATCCCGTCAACCAGTGCGTTTTCAATGGCGGAACCGACTTGTTGATACAGCTTCTCAAGCCTTTCAACCTGTTTTACTTGCTCTTCTAGTGCGGCATTTTTCCTTACAGCATCCTCAACATCTTTCTCGTTTAAACCCTCAACTGACCTGAGAATCTTTTCTATTTCCAACTGCAAGCGGACTTCTTCTTCGTTTCCTTCCAGCTTGCCTTCAAGTAATCTTTTCTGGTCTTCCAGAGGTCTTAGAACGTCTTCTTGAGCTTCTTTTAGTTTTATTGCCTTTTGAAGATCTTCGCCTAACGCTTTGCCTATTGCTTCGCCTTCTCTTGCATCAAACAATTTGTTGGTAGCGTCAGCGGCCTCTAAACGTTCTTCTGTTGTAGCAGACTCAAGTTTATTGATTTTATCTAGCTCTGCAGCTCGTTCAAAATCAAGCTTTTTCAACTCTCTCGCAAGGCTGCCTTCTTGCTGCATAATTTGCAGCCTTTCCTGTGCTTTTCTAAGTGCTGTAGCTGCTTTTTCTGAATCTGTTACGCGTCCTGTTGTTTTTCCTATTGGTTTAGGTGTAATTGTTCTCAAATCTTCTTGCGTAACAGCAATCTTAGGCATCAACCCTGCTTTCTCTGCAAGCTCTAGGCCCGCAATTGCTTGAGCCTCGCCTAATACTCCCATTGTTGTTTTCGTGCCTCCTCCCCTTAGATTTTTTGAAACGGTTCCCCTCACCTGCGCTTCAATAGCTTGAATTTGGGCTATTTGCTCAGCAGTTCCGCTTTTTAAGATCCTGTCTCTAACTGCGACAAAATTCTGTTGAGCCGTAGGCTTGAGTCCTTCATTTATACCTCCAAGAATTTTATTTACAAGCTCTAAGAAACCGTTTAAAGGACCTGAAATTAAAACTTGAAGCTGGGTCGTCAACTGATTCCACAACTTTGTCGTCTCATCTGTAGTAGTTCCTAAGTCTTGAAGTGCAATAAGGCCAGATGTTCCGATGACATCTGTCAGCTCGTTCGTAAGGAGTGTGGCAAGCTCTTGTACTTTTCCCTGCTCCTCAAGTTCGGCGGCAAGGTTTTCAGCCTCCGCGCTACTGAACAAAGATTTTTCACGAACAAACTCAAGGGCTCCTCCTGTTGACTGCAACGCTTGACCCGCCTGAGCAGCGCTTACCGCAAATGCTTCTACTTGACTTGCAATCGCAGAAGCAGCAATAGCGCCGCCAAGCCCTGCCGCTCCACCGCCAATGCCGCCAGCCAAAGCCTGTATCGGACCACCGCCAAACAACAGTGGAAAACCTCCTCCTGTGGCTATATCTCTGAGACGAGTTGACCGCCGTATTCTGCTAAAAAACCCAGGTCTCTGTTGTGGACCTATAGGGTCTTTAAACATAGTTGTTGGCACGCCTTTCATATTTGACGTGTCGTTTAACTGTCGGTTTACTTCTGCGATACGAGCAGCCAGTTCTCTAAACATCTCACTTCCTCTATCAACATCAACTAAAACATTTTCAAGCGCGTTCCCGTAAGCGTTGAGCGCATTAGTTGTATTTGCTGGCTTAAATGCAAGTAAATCTTGGATAGAAGCGCCTCTGGCAAACGAAACGCCGCCACCTCCTCGCGCCATTAAATTAAAAGTTTCGGCAGTTGCCTTCGCTTCTCGATTTAAAGCCTTTAGCTCGCCAAAAGCTGCTGAAAAATTAGTTTTTACGATCGCTTGAGTAAAAGTTGTCCATCCGTCTTTAGCTTTTTTAGCTCCCGCCCTATAAGCTCGAAACTGTTTTTCTTGCTCTCTTAAGGCAGCAGTGCCTTTTTGTAAAATACCCGTCTGTTTATTAAACGCGTTTGCGGCGTCTAAAGCTGCTTTCTTGTTTGCGTTTATCTCGTCTTTTGCTGCCCTTCGTGCTTCAGAAACTTTTTTCTGACTAACGGTTCCGCTTTTCTGTATATCTATTAAGTCTTTTTCAATGGCTCGCAGCTGCTTAAGCTGCTGAGTCAATTTTGTTAAGGAGCCAGACTGTACGTTTACGCCGATGTTGATGCCATAATCGGCCATGGCTAAACGTACAGCGACTACTCAGTTAAGTCTATCGCGCTGACATCGCTCTGGCTCCCCTTTTAGAGCGCGCACGATCCATAACCTTTTCCTCCTCCTCTGCTTTTATTTCGTAAAATGCTGCCCAGCCAAGCATTTCTTCTACGGTTAGCTGCTCTGCAAGAGCTGAAACAGTCATTCCTAGCTCCTTTGCCAGAAAGTAGAGAAACAGCCAGTCTTTACTTGCTTTTTAGGTCTGCCTTCGCTTCCTCCACTTTGCTTTCTGCGCCTGAAGACATCATGGCAAGCTGAATTTCCTGCAAAACCGCTGCTTCAACCGAATTTTTAAGAACAGCTTTTTCCCCATCCTGGAACAACCGGTTGCCGTCCGCGTCCAGGGCTTTGCGGATCATCAAAATCAAAGCGAACTCATTGCCATCGTCAGAATCAGCGTTCTTCTGGATTGATTCGCGCTCAGCAATGGTCAAGGGGTGCCAGTAGACCTCTAGCACCACCTCACCGTCCTGTTCAACTGCGTGTTTGTAAAGCTGACTGACGCCAAACCTGTTGCGAAGAAGCTCTACAGCTCGCATAAAAGACTAATGTGCTTTAAATACAATACTACGCTGTTGCCGTAAATTGGCAAGAAATCACTCCAACAAAGTGCGACCTGTCTTCAATGTTTAACGGTGTAGGGCCAACAATGTCCAGCACTCTGGGCTTACTGCTAAACGTATCGATGTAGCTGCTGGCATTGACTGAAGTAAGACCATCAATAACTGACTCGCTAATCGCTGAAAGAACTGCCGTTCCAGCGGATTTGGGGACGTAAACGTTGCACTGAATCGTCCCAGCGTAATAATCTTGGGCCGCGCCTTGGTTCTGAAGCGTGGACTGGCCGAAGCTGACCGTCATCAAAATGTATTTCTTGGTTTTACCCGGCTTTGTGAAAGCCACGTTGTCGTAGACCATCAAAACCGTGTTGTCTGCATTTGATACTGCGTCGGTTACAGCCTTTTCAAAAGCAGCGCGAGCGTTTACAAGGGTCATTTCTGTCTCACCTCAAAGTAATCAATATAAGTCTTGCCTTTAAATGAGCCGAACTTGCCGACACCGCCTCTGCCCGCAACAGAAACCAGCGCTCGACGACGCTCCTTAAAGTTGCTTCTAACAAGCTTTGCCATGTCTGAACTTTGAACAAAACGTTGGACTCTTCCGTCCTCTAGCGCCCAAACCGCGTACTTAACTTTATTGCCGATAAAAACACGTCGTTTATAGTTAAAATCCTGATCAGGTGGGTAGAACCGAGGGTCAATTTTGTACTCCTTGTTATTGCGATCAGCGTCTTTTTTCTTCTTTATGCCGAGCCATGGCTCTTCAAGCTCGTCTGTAGGCTGAATTTTACTTCTACTTGCTTGCCAGCTTGATGCAAAGAAACCCGTATAAACAGGACTACGATCCGTAGTCGCCAGTTCTCGCATTATTTCGCGAGTAAGCAAATTAAAGCTTTCCTGCATATGAGCTTCAAGATCAGGCATGATTTGGTCCGTGCCAGCGCGTTTAGCCATCAGAACCTCACCAGCAGCTGATACAGATACTCCTGGTCACCCTTGAACGTACGAATGTCTGTAATCTGAGCAACGCGGTTTGATCCCGCATACTTCAGCGTTACCGTGTCTTCAAGCGTAGGCTGGTTGTCTCCGATCTGATCAGGAGTGATATACAGGCGAGCCTTGCGCTCCTCACGTCCTTCTTCTTCCTCAGCGTCAACAAACTCAACTGGAACGTCGAAGGAGTAACTCGTATCCGTTGTCGTCAGCGCTCCAGTGCTGGTGTTGTAAGTCGGAGATGTCTTGCGGGTGTAGGTAATCGTGTGATCAAAAGATTTACCTAAATCAGCAACAACCGACTTGGCAACACTTTTAAATAAGCTGTCTAACGCTCCAGCCATGTCAACCTCTTACAACGCGGACTTGATACGAACCACTGCCACCCAGACAGTAAGCGCCGAGATAAGACTG